AACATATAGATCAAACAAGTTTATGATCTTAGAAAGTTCTTCATATTCTACGCCGTGCTTTACGTTAGACAAAGATGAACCAAATTGACCAGTATATGGAGATTGTGTAATAGCACCCTTAAATAAAGATGGGAAAGGTTTTCCAGTTTGTCCACATATATATGTAAAATATACTTTAGATGATAGCTGGTATTGCTGTAATAACTCTGGAATGTCCCAACCTAAGTCGGGGTAACTTGTATGACAATATAAATAATAATTACTGCTATCTTCTACGCTGTCTAATAAAAGTCTAAATGCTTGAAATAAATCTGGATATAATTTTCTTCGCTGGTTTCTCATCACTGTTCCAATAATTTTAGCATCTGGATTAATTCCCATTGATGCTCTAAGTCCAGCCTTATCTTCTATTGGTTGATAAGCACTGTGTGCAGACGGAGGAGAAATGCCAATATAGTTTATCTTACCGCCAGACTGTTGTTTCAATACCTCGCCAGCCCACTCAGAATATGTTAAACAGGCATCAGCGGATTCATATGTTGATACCCACTGCCTAGCCTGCGGTCTAGCATCTACTGTGGGCATAATGCACCATTTAAAATTTCTTCTAAAGGGCGACCGTTCAGCAAAATCAAGCATCCAAAAATCTCGTATATCGCATACAACGTCTGGTAAAAAGTCTAAACATACATGCTCAAACATTGTTTCTCCAAACTGAGCCATTGGATTTTGTGCGTATTGATCTTTTTCTTCTTGTGAGCAGGAATTGTCTGGAACAACTCCATAAAATTTCCAAGGTATATTTGATGCTCTTGGGTCGCTTCTTTCGCCATATGAAGCCATTTCCGCAATATCATACTTGCCAGTGCTGTATAAATAATTGAGTATTTCTCTTGTGTAAGTAGCATAACCAGTATTTAAAAATGTTGCTTCACTGCAAAATAATATTCTGGGTTTTCTCATATAAAAAATCCTATTTCTTTATCTGTTCCGGGTGAATTTTTTCTGTAAGTTTCATATCTTGAGAAGGCTATGAGCCGGTTTTTATATACGCAGCACCACCTATTATTCATTGGAGTTTCTTGTCCTATACCTATAATTTTATCATTATCAATATAGTCATTTGATATAACCTCATCTACTGAAAGGAAGTTTTTAATATTTTTATACATATCTCTAGTAGTAAAATAGAAGGCGTCATTTGATGAGGTCGGATTCATTATGTCTAATATGCAATTTTTAATGATTGGGTGATCTGATTCACAATATAAAAGAGCTTGAAATGTAGTATTCTGGCAAGCACCAGAATTAATGCTGAAAAATTCTATGTTATCAGAAATATAACTTGATATTGGGGCAATATGTTCAATGTCTATATCGCAATAATAACCACCATACTTTAGTAGATAACAATATCTAAAAAAATCACCTCTTGTGCATCCAAGATTTAGGCTATTAAAAAAGTCTACATACGATGAATCGTATTCTTTTGATAAGAATGAAACAATATCATTATCTGTAAAAAAGAGTAAATTTTTATCTGAATTCAATCTTTTGATGTTATTGAATACATAGTTAGGAATATTATCATTTCTATATGTTAGTATGATATTATTTGGTATCATTCAGTCCTCAATGTCGCCATGGCAAAAATCAAATTCATTTACCCTAAATATTATTTCAGAACTATCCTTATCTGGATGTTTGGCAGAAGCACTAACCACTAATTTGGTTCCTTTTGTTGCATATTTTTCTATGGTTTCTGCACCAGTATGCCAAGCTTCACAATTTATATAAGTTGGAATTCTATTTTTTTCCCCGCTTTTAGTTTTGCGGTAAGTATAGACTACCATAGTAAATTCTGCTAAAACTACATCATTCACAACAGAAACGTTGGGATTTTCTACTAAATATCCCGTAAAAGAACATATATTCATTCAAATCTCCTATCTTAATATATTAGCAACGACTGATCAAAAAAACAACCGTTAAATTTCATGAATCTTATCTACTATAAATGATGTATCTTTATCACTTACTGACCCACAGAAAATTAAGTTGTTTCCTTCATATAGAATATATTTATACTTTTCACGGGTCTTTGGAAATACTATAACACTGTCTAATATGCACGTATCATCCTCTATAGTCAAAAATGACATGACCTGACCCTTAGATTCGCCTTTATTGATGGTATAATCTGATAGTCTTTGAATGTTGGCAACTACGCACATATCCTTACCCTTCTTGCCATTGATTATTTCTTTGCAAGTTGTGTTAGCAGCAGAAGTGTCAGAAGTCTCAACCTTCGTCATTGTAACTGGACATCCTAGAAATTTGACCTCTTGATCTATAATCCAAGTTGGATCGTCTTCTAGATCATACGGTGGACTTACTAATAGTTGTATTTCATTTTCTATAGCCTGCTTCCTGTCAGCTTTGCTAGTTCCACCACCATCTTTTTTAGTCGGTGCTAAATCTCTCAAGCAATCCACAAAGGAACTCCACTTTTTATCACTATAATGATTTAATATCCAAGTCTGTTCTGCTTTGGTGAGAGTTCTATAAATTTCATAATCATAGAGAGCTTTGTTTCTAGTAACACTGCTCTTGAAATTTCTAAAGAATCCTATTGAGGCTAAAGCCTTGAATGCAGTAGAGCTAATATTTGATCCTATAAAAAGCAAGATTTCAAGCCAAGTAAATTCCTTTACTGGTTTACTCAAAGTCTTTTCAGCTTCATTTATAGTTTCTATTAACTTATCTCCGGTCGCACCCGTTAGTGACTTTACATCCTTAATACCAAAGTATATCTTACCACGCTTAATATTGAACTTTCTTTCAAAGTTGGTTAAGCTTGGAGTTCTTGTCTCAATATCAAATAGTTTTGCCTCAGATATCAATTCATAAACTTCTTGATGAGGGTCTTGCTTTTCATTCGCGTAGAACAGGTAAGACAAAAAGAATTCCTTGGTGTTATGAGCCTTAAAGTATGCACTCCAATAAGAACATACAGCATATGAAACACTGTGGGATTTATTAAATGCGTATCTTGATGATTTCTCAATCCATCCGAAAATTTCTTCTGCGTTCTCCTTACTTACAATTCCAACACGCTCTGCCCCCGCTATGAATGATTTTTTGACTTCATTCATGAGGTCAGCCTTTTTCTTTCCAATGGCCTTACGAAGAACGTCTGCCTCTTGTAAATTGAAACCAGCGATTTTCTCTGCTATACGCATAGACTGCTCTTGATATACAAGAACTCCATATGTTGGCTTTAGAATCTCTTCAAGTGCTGGATGAAGATATGTTACTTCTTCTCTACCGTGCTTACGGTCTACATAATGCTGGGTCATGCTTTTCCCATCAACAATTGCTTTCAAAGTTCCCGGCCTAATGATAGCAATTAGTGCTGATAGTTCTTCAATATTATTTGGTGCAACTTTTTTAGACCATGATTTTCCAAGGTTACTTTCTAATTGAAAGATTCCCTTAGTCTTGCCTTCTGCGAACAGTTGCCAAGTTGTTTTATCATTATAGTCTAAATTATTTAACATACAAATTTCCGTCAGCAAAAGCCTTATCAAAGTTCATGTTTTGGTATACCGCACGATGAGTTTTCATAAGCTTAATAAATATATTTGCTTCATCTTTAACGTCCTGTAGAGCATCGTGAGCATTGTCAAAACTTAAGCCCATTCTCTCACGCAAAGAATCCATGCTTATAGATCTAACACTGGGATCGCTTTCAGTCCAAGCAAATACACTATCCATGATATCTATCTTATAGACTCTACTGAATAGTTTTTGCTGCTCTCTCTCTTTGTCCCAAGGTCCAAAATCTCTACATAGTCTGTTTATTATGTGCATATCGAAGCCAATTATATTAAAACCAACAGGGATAGGATTAAAAAATGGTTCACCCTTCCAGTTGTATTGATCAACAAATTTTGTAAATTTATTCCATACGGACTTTAAGGATGGTGCTAATTCTAATTGCTCCCTTGTCTTCTTTGTTATCTTTAGAGCTTCATCTTGTATGGGGTCAAATCCAGCCGCTATAGCTTTTTCATCATCAAAAATAGGCTTAATTTCACTGTTGAATTGCCCCTTCATCTGCAATGTTCTTCCATCTAAGGCAATAGCGGCGATTTGTGTTGGTTGAGTACGATGTGGATTGCGTGATCCTGTTTCAAAATCAAATATAATATAGTCTCTATTAGCCATTAGATACTCCTGTTAGTTCTTCAATCTTCATAATTTTATCTAGCAAATTGATTCCTAGAACGTCAAACTTTACGTGGCCCAGTGCCTCTAAGTCTGCCATTTCAAGTCCAGCCACCTTTTCTGACGAGCCTTTTTGTTTTACCATTGGGCATACCTTTTGAAGTGGCTCTGCTGAAATTACCACACCGGCAGCGTGTTTGCCTTGAGTTTTAAATGTTCCCTCTATCTGAATAGCTTGTTCAAAATATTCAGCATACTCTCCCTCAAGTTTTCCATCTTCTGATATTCTACAGAAATCTCTTAGATCCTCAGAGTTATTAATCAAAGCCCACTTAATAATAGATCGATCTTCATCATCCATTTCTGCTAATTGATCTGAGATTCTTGCTTCGTCTGGTATACAGTTACTTATAGCATTCATTTCAGAGAATGAGCAAGCCTCATTAACACGTAAAACTTCCTTAATAGCACTCTTTCCTTGAAGTCTTCCAAACGTTAACATTTGGCTAACTCGACTATTCCCATACTTATCTTTTAGATATGCAATAATTTCATCACGCTTAGTACCGGGAACGTCTATATCAATATCTGGTAGAGATATATGATCAGCACTGTTTCTTCCAGCGTTATAAAATCGTGCAAATAGAAGGTCAAACTCTATTGGGTCAATCTTCGTTATGCCAATTAAATATGAGATTAAACATCCTGCGGCAGATCCTCTACCGGGACCAGATAGCCAACCCATATCATTAACGTGCTTTATAATATCACGAACAATAAGAAAATATCCGAATAGATTAGCATCTTTAATAACATCAAACTCTTCCTTGAATCTACTCAAATACTTCTGCTTATCTTCTTCGTTTGATACCTTGTTTTGATCTATTAATATTTTCTTCCAGCCAATACGACATAGTTCCTTGAGATAATCTTCTTCTGATGCCCCTTTTGGACATTCAAATTTAGGCAACATTGGCTTGCTGAGAATATCGTAGTCTTCACACTGGTCATAAATCTCTTTTAGTTTAGATGAGTCTAAGCCCTTAGATTCGTCTTTGTCTTTAACGTAGAAAGAGTCTTGCATAAAATATACCAATTTATCCATATGCTCTTGGGGATATTTTGAGTCTACATTTATACCACCGCTGTTGTCTGGCCTAATGCATTTCTTTATTTTTGGTAGCGTAGTCTTCATATCAGAACATAATAATATTCTGTGAAGTTTGGCATCTTCCCTATTTGTATAATAACTAATAGGCATTGATTCAGTAGGAGCATTATAGACACTAATCAAATTTTTACTGATATTTGTGTTGTCATATTGCTCTGGTAATTTACCATTTTCATCTAGTGATGAAACCATCTCAATTAACTCGTACCACCCATCTTTATTCTTAGCAAAAAGTGTAGCAAAATCAAATGAGCATCCAATGATGGGCTTTATACCCTGTTTTTTGCAGGCTTTATAAAAAGCAACTGCACCAGATAATGTTTTATAATCACAAATACCACATGCTGGATATCCATTATACTTACATTTTTTAGCCAATTCTTCTGGCTTTGAATAACCTTTGAGCAAACTGTAATGGGTATAATTCTTCAACGGGAACCAGTTCATATATTTCCTTATTCAAAATCAAGAGATCAACAACTTATTATACCGCCTTGGGGGCCATAAGTCAATATGACCCCCATTCAAAATTTAATTACCAACTCTTACACGCCCAATATCGACTTTTCCACTTTGGACCCGGATTATCACAATTGTGTCTAGCTCTGAAACTCTTACGTCTTTCTGGAATGTTTTTCTTAATTGTCATATTTGGATCGCCAAATCTAACAATAACAACATTTCCACTCTCATTTTTGACGTATACTGCAAACTTTTTAGGACCATTAGAAGTTCTAAATGGTTTATTAAGAGTAACTTTTCTTCCTTGGTACTCGCTGCCTTCACCCATATACATTAAGACTCTGCCATCTTTTTCGTAATAGCCTTTGCGTCTGTATGTATAAACTTCTCCAGTTTTTGTATCTTGATATTCATATGAACCTTCTGTTTCTTCTTCATCGTCGCCGGTATATTCATCTTCGTATTTCCCCGGTTCATAGTATTTAACGAAATCATATACATTTTGTATATAGATTTCTGCTTTGGAAATCATATCCTTAGTCCAATCTTGGAATTCTACTGACAACTGCATAACTTTTAATTTTGTGACTATTTCCATAAGCTGATCGTGCATTTTTTGTATTTGCTCAAGAGCCATTTCATCACCACCATCAGATTGAGCTTTTTTCCAAGCTTCTGGATCTGGACGATCTTTGTCGCCCCTTTTTGCTGGCTTGTAGTTTTTACCTTCACGTTCTTTTTTCTTACGTATATTTTCCCATAAGCCGGGTTTTTCTGCTGCAATATCATACTCTTCTACTTCTTCGCCAAAGTCTTCATACTCTGCTTGAGTTGGGATATAAAAATTTTCTTCTGTGATTTCTTCTTCGTATCCATAATTTTCCATTTGCAATTTAAAATCAGCCGCTTCTACGCACCCACAATCTGCGGTAGCTTGACCAATACAAATTGCCACTCTTTGAGAATTATCTGGATATTCTTTTTTCATAACTTCGCTACCCATGCATCGTGCTACGAACTTATCTTTGTCTTCATCTTTATTTCTTTTAGGAAGTGGCATAATTGTCTCCAAGTATTAGTTTTTTAGCGTCGTTAAAAATGTTATCTAAGCTTTCTCTGGGTATTCTATTTCTAAAATAGTTGTAAGCACCCAACACCATTATGTCATTTGGATCTTTAGTTATTTCTAGCCATCCAACGAAATAATTCCAAACCCTGTCCTCTAAGACTAGTCTATATTTAACACCTTCTGGTCTACCAAATCTATGTAACCATCCTAGTTGTGGTAAGCATATTGCCCGTCCACCATTTCTTCTAAATTTTTCGTGTATATATCCTTCTTCTCCACCAAATCCTTTGAAGTGCTTATTAAAGCCTAGCCAGTTTTTTGTCTCGCATGAAAAAAGTCCAAGCCCCATCATTGGTATATCAAAAGGTTCTCCCTTTTCGTAAGCTTCTGTATTTGTCCCCCATGTTCCAAACATATCTCCACGCCAAGCGGGATCAAATTGAGTTGAATAACTAACTTGATCGTCATATATCATTGGTCCTTGTATTATATCTTTGCAGTCTGGATTACTTTCATAGTATTTTAATAGCGATTCTATTGCACCGGGCTTGATTAAAACGTGGCAGTCAATAGATATTGCATATTTACCAGACGAGTTAGAAAATATTTCATTTCTTACTGCTGTACTAGCCTTTTCTTCATATGGTATATATTTTACGTGATTTCTAAGCCACCCAGATACGTCTTTAACAGCCTGCCCGTGCTTTCCTGTTGGATTATTGTCTATAATTATTATCTCATAGTCAATATTTTTTAGTATCTCTTGGTACATTACTAACGATTGAGTGGTAAAATACACTCCATCAAAATCGTCATATGTAGCCATTCCTATTGTAAGTAATTTACTCATATTTCCTTTTCTCAACCGGGAGCAGAATAGAATCCAATATCAAATCCTGACCTTGTACAATCCTTTATGGTTTGTTCCATACCATTAGTTTTTATGCTATTCTCTATATATATACACATGTTCTGGTCGGTTTCGGGCCACTTGTTTTTGCAATAATGGCACAATTTAGTGCATTTCCAGTTCTCTCTATTGGGCGAAATTGGCTGTGGTTTTTCATTCTTTTTGATGTCTAGAAACCTTTCCTTTAGCATCTCCAAGAACCTTTTTTCATCAGCTTTATCAAAACACATCGAAAATGGACCACCATCCTTAATAAAAAAGATACTCATTATTGACTGCTTGTACTGGGGGAAGAGCTTAGAAATTGCATAATTATATAGCAATAACTGAGGATCTGAACATAGCTTACCATATGTCTTTTCCTCGCCGGTTGCCCAATCTAGCCTACGACCTGTCTTCCAATCTATTACTTCAATAATACCTTCTTCTGTTTCTGTTACTAAGTCAATAGTACCCTTAATAGCAAGCTGCCCTTTTATCTTTTGACCATTTACTTCATACTCATAGAAAGCCCAATCTTCATCGATTGGTATATCAAAGTGAGGCTCTGCCGCCACTATTTTCCTTAGTCTTGGATCAAACTGACCATTGTTATATCTAACAGCGTCAAAACACATTTTTAAACAATCTTCTCTATCTTTTTTGGTAAATTTATTATGAGAAGATCTATTAGAATAATAATCAAAACTAAGATTTAAAAGTTTATCTATTATCTTATCTGTCAAAAATTCATTTTTATCAATGATAATAGACCCTAAAGCATCATCTTGAAATTGTATTTTTTTGATCTTTAGATTTTGTTGAATTTTTTCTTTGGTTTTAGCTAATATTTCCATAACCTTGTGGACAATAGTACCCATATCTGCACGTTTACCAGACGGTTGATTAAATCCTAAGTTATAAGTAATAAAATAACTCATTTGACAATATTCATATTGGTTATATGAAGAACTTCTAATATAAGTACATAACATTTATTGTTCCTTTGTTATTAATTTGCATAGCTCTATAAATCTCTCTTGACTTAATTCCCACTTCATTTTATTTATATCTTTGTGTAACCACTGGATATTGTCTGTCGTATACCCTAGATCACTGTTTATTCTGTCTAATGATGCGGTTTGTACTGTTGGTTTTTCTCCAAACTTTGGGAATTGTAATTCTAATCCAGACAAAGAACATTTTCTATTTTGCATTTTAAATTGTTGCCATAGATCATCAACAGTAATTTGAAAATTAATCTTTCTTTTTTTCGCTCCATGCTTTAATGAATAAAAATACCTTGCTGGTATAGTGTGATGTTTTCTATTATTTTCTATTGCTATTTGGAATTTTGAACTTTTAGTGTGTTCTCTCTCTGTAATTCCATGTTTTTCTAGAGCCTTTTTTACTATAGCTTTTCTTTGAAATCCTGCAAGTATAGCTACGTCTTTTAGACTTAAATTTTGTTTGATATAATACTCTTCAAGGAATTCTTTGGTCAATATTTTAGAACTATCTTTTAAGTTAGATCTATACAGGCCATATTTTTTTATATATTGACTTATTGAATTATGAGAATTGATATTGAATTCTTTAGCTATTTGGTTAATGCTCTTTCTTTGTTTAATATAATGCTCTTCAAGAAATTCTTTGGTTAAAAGATCTTTTGGTTTCATATTATGCTCCTTAGTGAAGGACTTTAGTACATAATATGTATACACATAAAATACTAATTTCTCCAAAAGGTATTATTCTTGAGTTCGTCACATAGAACTTCTAGTGTCATATTATGATTATCAATTACTGTATCAAAATTGTGCCAATCAAATCTGTCGCTATCTAATGATGATTCTGATTCAGAATCACTATTGAACATGTTCCTAGTTAATCTTATAACTATTCCGCCATTGTCCTTGATAGCCTTGACTTCGTTTGGGAATCTAACATCTGGAACAATAGCCAACTGAGAATCTTCATTTAGTATTTTGTTTATTGTTGCGTGTACCCAAGCATCTGACTTAACCCGTCTTATTATTTTAGTTCCAAAGTATTCTAAAAACTCTCTATGAGTCATATTTCCAGTTTTATTTGTTGGGGTTGGCATTTCTTCCCATAGAAATGGGGTATGTTCATTCTTTTGATCGTCAGTGCCATATACATTCTTAGAATTGAGTCCAAATAAATTAACTGACATGTCTTTCAAGTAATCTGCGAAATGGTACACCTTGACATAAGGCCACAATTCTTTTTCTGCATACTCAATAAAAATTGAGTCTTTTCTAGTAACATCAAATATTCCATATCCACTTGTTCCAGTTATATCCTGAGTATTTATTAGTAGGTTGCCATCGTCGCTGATAGCAAAATCATTAATCATAGACCTTTCTTTCAGCACTTGGCCATTAATATAATTCGCTACTGTGTTTTTACCAGACTGTTTTCTACCAGAAATCCCAATAATTTTAACCATTTATTGTTCCCCTAACCTGTGGTATGATAATATTCTGTATTTGTTCGACTCTCATCTCGCCAACGTCTTTGGTTGGTATTTTGGGGAAAGATAACTTATACATTCTACCCAATTGTCTTTGGAGTTGAACTTTTGCCTCTCGACCCGCTTGATCATTGTCTAGTAAGACTATTATATGAGTGAGGGGCATTTTAGACAGTTTTAATTCTTGTTCTTTGCTAAGATTCCTACCAAAAAGACTCATTGACTGAGTAATACCAGCTTCATATAGTCTCCAAACATCGCCCTGTCCTTCTACTAGAAATAATGATGATGTTTGTTTAACACTTTCTATAGCTCGGTGATAGTTATAAAAGAAATATCTCTTATCAAACCCCTTTGGGTCTAGAAGAAACTTTGGGCTTCTATATTCTTTTATAGACCTTGCTATACAAGCTATTACTTTATCGCCCGTATCATTATGAATGGGGACTACTGATCTTTCGTATAATTTTGATCCACGATCATAACAATCTCCAACATCAAAATGAACTAAAGTTTCTGGTTTGAATCCCCTAGATATAAAATATTGTGACGGTGTTTTTACGCATTCTTCTATTTCAATTGCTGGATAATTATCATCTAGTTTAACTTTAGAGTTTATTGTGTTTACTAGTTTATTAAAGTCATCTTCTTTTATTGGTTCTTTAACAATAGTTTTTTGAGATGAGCTTCTATCTTTTTTGATACCTAGAAAATCACACGCCCATTTTAGAGCATCAGAAAATTCAGCCTCTACTCCAATCTCCTTTGAAAGTGATCCTCTTATAACTCCAAATATATCATTCCTGTATTGTTGCTGACAATCTCTAGTCCAGCATTTCCATATGCCTTTATCTTTAGAGAATGAGAATGCTCTTGGGTTATCGCTGCCTTCGTGGACAGGACAATTACAATAGATGTTATCTCCCAAAACTTCGTATTTCATACCTAGTTTTGAGAATACTTCTTCTGATTGCTCGTTAAGACTATTCTTGATCTTCTGCAAGTCCATTAATTTTTAGCTTATCTAATGTATTCTGATCTACCATACCAGTATCTCCAACTGGTTGATTCTTAAATTCATTACGTGTTTTAAGTTCTCTTAACTTGGCGTGAGATCCCTGCATTACCATGTTGATATAATCACCATCGTCCAAACCTCCACCATGCCTTGAAACAATTGGCACAAGCTTCCTATTGCCAGCATTTGGCCCATCTTCTGCTAGTTCTTCTGGAGATTTGATTTTGAATATACTGAATGATGTACATAGCCAAATCAATCTGTCCGATCCAGAAACAGCGTCTGTGCTTTCTTTTGTTATGCCGTCACGGTTCAATTGTACAAAGGACAAGCATGGTATGTCAAGCTTGACGCAAAGATTATGTAGCGATGTAATCTGAAAACCAAGTGCTTGGTACTCTTGTATATTATTAGTAATAGAAGTGGATGACATTAACTTAAGATAATCATATATAATAAGACAGTTATTTGTCTTGCCATTATCACCCATCTTGACTTCTTGCATAACCCAACGTTTAATTAGGTTAAGTATTTGTTCAAATGGTTTTCCAGCAACGCTAACATAACTATAAGGTATAGACTCAATCTTTTCAATTGCTTCCATTACCTTGCGTCGTTTTTCTTCATCTTCTGTAAACTTACCAGTGGCTACTTCATTGATTGGAACTCCACTTATGTTTGCCAATAGTCTATTTAAATGATCTTCCTTACTCATTTCAGTATCTAACATCAATACTGGAACTCCACCAGAAGATACATTTAATGCTACATTATCAGCGAACACGCTTTTCCCAACTTTGGGTCGTGCTGATATTAAATCAACACACTTCCTTCGCAATCCACCGCCAATTGCTTCATCATACTTGTTGAAGCCGGTTGGAATGCCTATAATGTCACATTTATTTTCTTCTAGAAACTGTATATAATCTTTGGCATCCTTGCCAATCTTTTCTGGAAGATCGCCGCTATCATCTTCCCTTAAGAAATCAGTAACTGGATTCTCCAGTATTTGTATAATCTCATTTATAGACTCAGCACCAGTAACACTATCTACATCTTTATGAATTTTTGCAGTAAGACCTTTTATCTTACGTGCAAATTCAAACTTCTTCATCTGTATTGCAAAGCTAAACACATTATCTTTGTTGATTGGGAAGTCCATTAAAGACTTAATATACTTCAACTCTTGATCTGTGTTTATGCTTTCAGAAAGATTCAACTGATCTGCTGCCGACAGTATTGATGGTATATCTACTTTCTGATCGTTGAGAATAACCTTTTCAATGCACTTAAACAATATTTGATTATTCAAATGTCCGAAAGTATCTTGACTCACTACGTCAGATATAGCTACATATCCATCTATACCGTGCTGCAATAGTCCAGCTAAAACGGCTCTTTCTGATCCAATATCAGTTAGTTTAACTTCCATATTATTTGCCGGTGCATCGATTGCAACGGTAGTAATCTCCATGAACAAACTTGGGATCTTCCTTGAATGATTTTCCACAAACGTGGCACTCTACTTCTACTCTTTTATGTGGTTGACGGCGACGGGGTGTTCTCTCAAACTGTGGAGTTTCTACATCCTTAAACTCGCCCGTGTCTTTCCACTCGTTCTTTCTGGCTCTCACGGCTTCTTTTCTCCTAGTATTAGAATTACTATCCTGCTTAAAAACAGTAAAATCTTCATTCACGCTTGCAGGAGGCGTGGAAGATTGTATTTTCTTTATGCTTTCCTTTTTCACTTCTTTTGGAACGCTGGCTACGGTTGGACTATCACCAACTAGTGCTTTTAATAAAGCTTGCTTTTGCTCATCGTTAAGCATATTTATAAAATCGTTCATACTCATGATCGTTTACCTTTCTCAAGTAGTATATCGGCTTTTCTCTTTAGTTCAAATACTTTACCATCTAATGATTGTAGCCTAGCCTCTGCTACTTCTCTCATATTTTCTAGCGATGCAGCATATGAATTACTATTAGCTAATATGTGCTTCTTAGATTCGTGCTTAGTATACTGACCAAACTCTTGACTATTCTTAACAATTAGCTTTTCCATTTGATCATTGCACCAGTTCAATGCCACTTTATTCTTACTTATTTCGTCTTGAATGTAGGTAGCGTAACCATATAAAAGATATGCGGCATCAAATAGTTCTGTTTGTGTTAACTTCCTAAGTTGATCAGAGGACATATCTGCTACAAACAAATATTCTTCTCTAAAAGAAGAGAACTTTGTATTACTCAAATTTATATAGTCATTAATTGATGCTATATATTCTGCTAACTTATCAGATGCCTTTAATTCTTTGTCGCCACTCATCGTCGCTTTCTGAATATTTTAGGGTTATTAGTTCAATTCCATTCAACTCACACCAGTTTATCTTATCATCGTCACGAACTTGACCTTTTATGAAGTCTGCTTTGCTCCTATGAAAGAATGGATTGTACTCATAGTGCTGCTCTCCATGAACCTCAACCCCCAGTTTAATAGAAGGAATATAAAAGTCAAGGTACAGTACAGATTTTCTATGTAAGGCTGTGCTTCCCGGTAACTTTACTTCTTCTAGTATTCTATAACTATTGTAGATTTCTTTTAGTAAGTTTCTAGCCCGAATATGATATTTAGATCGCTTACGCTTGTCATCATTAAAAACATCATATCCAGTTAGATTCCACGCATATTCTTTACCATTTATGCCGGTAACTTTCAATGAAGCTCCTTTATCTTGTTATAAATAAATGATGAAATTGCTAGATTGCCATTCAAGAATTCTGCTACGTTGTTAACGCCTTGAAACTTAAAGAATCTTTCTATTTCGTCTGGAGTCTTGCCTATCTGGTTTTCTTCTAGCACCTTAGAAACAATGGGATTTTCTGGTTCATCTACGGCACACTGTATAGTATACCAAGCACCAGCCGCTTTGATAAGTCTAAACTCACAGGCAATCTGAATTATCTCTTGTACTTCGTCAACTCCAACCCCGTACTTAATCCAACTTTCTGCTGTACTATTTGGCCTACCGCCAGCGGTTGATGTTTTTATTACCCAGTTTGCTATCTGACCAACGTGTACACCAGTATCTTTTGGAACTTGCCACTTTCCGCGATGGGTGATCACCATGTTTGTACCGGCTTGATATTGTAACATGTTTCCACAATCTGCCATCTTTTGTGGTGCATATGGAGATCCGCCAGTATTAGCAATATTATGAGTAATACAAATTAATATAGTCTTATTCTTCATAAGCGTACCACTAATACGCTTGAAAAACATGGAGAGTAATCTTGGCAAAGCATTTCTTACGCCCGTTCTAACTTCTCCCTCTAGCTCACACGCTGGAACCATATTAGATAGTGAGTCTGTAATTATGAGGCAACCGGGATCATTGTTAATATAAAACTCAATAATGTTTAAGAAGTCTTCTGCTGATAGAACTCTCTCATCAGTTGATTCTATAATGATAATATTATCTGGTTCTAGACCTTTAATACCATCAAAGTTTTGCTTAGATAGTCTACCCTCTGTGTTTATATAAATGATTCTTTTGTTGAGCTTTTGACACTTGGCAGCAAAATGTAATGCTGTTGTGGTTTTTCCGCTTTTTGGATCTCCCGTCATTACTACTACAGATCCTTCTCTTAGCCCACCGCCCAAAGCAATATCAAGGGCTGGAGATATTCCTATAACTCCCAGACTATTTATATTTTGAAGAACTTCTGTTCCACTCCTAACAACATCGCCATACTTACTTACTATAGAATTACTAACCGCATCTTCTGAAAACTTACCTGTTATCTTTTTGGTTTTGCTCATAAATTCCTCAGTTGGTTCAACGTTGTCCTTTTTGTATTATAGCCGCTAGACGATCTAGTTTCAAGCGGTGTATTTTCTTCTTTAACTTCAAGATTAACTTGGGGTTTATTTTGTTCTTCTTCAATCTTCTTTTGATATTTGGCAATTACTTTTTCTGCTTCTGGGCTAATCTTATATCCTCTTCCATTTTGCACACCAAGTACCAGTAGCCTATCAAAGTCTTTTGATTTTATAGCTTGCAATATAGCTTCTTCGCTATATTTCTTTTTAAGCTGAACCGCAGCACCGTGCTGTTTCTTCCACAACCAATGTAGTGGATCACCTTTAGTCCAGAACTTATATGAAGGTTTACCCAAGTTCAATTTTTCAGATCTTCTCAAAACTATATATTCTGCAACATATGCTTCAAAAGTACAGTATTCACCAGTATGAATATGCTTGTATTTATGAGTTTCTGACCATTCTTTTTGATACGTCTGATTAAATAATTGCGGCTTATCTTTGTTTGACATAGTTATAAATTATCGCCTCTTCAAAACATTGATCAATATTATCTTCTTCTTCAAGCTGTTTTATCAGCTCTGGAATAACCCAGATACTTTTTTCAACTCTAGATTCAAACACTTTTCCAACAGTATAAGTTTGCCTCTCTGACTGCCCAAAAGAAGCAAGGATAGATCTTGTTAGATAAACACCGTCTGAGTTGCATGTATCAACTTCAATGGAATTAGATCTATACTGTAGACCAACTTTGGTTACACCCAGATTTTTTTGTTTACAATAATCTTTAAGCTCTAACCACTCTGAATACTCTCTTAAGTATATTTCTTCATTGTTTGTCAGGGTTGCTCTTATCCAAGTATTGTACTTGTTTTTTTTATATTCTTCTAGCCAATCTTGATATGATCTTATGAAATTTATCATCTTATTTTAGTAACACATTCGTGCTTTATTGGAGTAACTTTTCTTTTTTCATCTATCATTGTAGATGCACTTTCTGTCATTATAGTAGCACCGTTCTGACGAGCAAACTGCTGATCGATCAATGTTTTTGGTGGTTCTACTTTATTTTTCTTGATATGTTTTTCTATAGCTCCAGAAGCTCTATCTAAATCTGTTGCTATTTGTTCTATTGATTGTCCAGACTTAAATTTTTCTTCAACATAAAAAGCTTCTGCTTTTCCAAGTGGTCCTGTTTTAGCCATTGATGAAACTCCTTTGCGCTCTAGTCATATATAGTGAGTTCTTGCTTTTCAAATACGATGTATAATAATTGTATGTTTGTTGACTTACGGGCTTATACTCTAATCTTAGATTAGACTCTCTATGACTGTCTGCTCCATAAGGATCATAAGGTTGATTATTGAATGTGATGATGGCATATTTCATCTGAACCCTACCTTCACCCATGTCGGTAGTAATAGTCTTAGCAAAAACTCGTTCAGATTCATCTGTGATGGATCTGCCAAGTTTGTTTAACAATACTTCATGAATTTCTTTCTTATCAATATTTTCAAAACTATCTGATGAGCTAATAAACTTCATTTTTCACCTGTCATTATATATTTAGTTCTTTGGGTTTCTGACATTTTATTTATTTCTTTTTTGGAGGCAGACCCCAATGAAGAAAAGTGCGAGTCATTACCCACACTCTTCTTCGATTGGGCTTCTATCTCAGACTTCTCG